AAACTGCTGTCATACCATCATTATTATCGCCATTTAAGACAAAAGTTTGACCTGCGTCAACTTTAATAGCAACTTCGTCATTATCTTGGTTTCTAAATGTTAATGTAATAAAATTTGTACCATCTAGATTGGTAAATCTTATATATCTAACATCAGCTGCAGTATAATGCCCAGCTGAAGCAACAGCTGAACTAAATGTATTTATTACACATTCAGTAGTCGTAATAGTTAAAATCCTTTTTGATATTTCAGTAATACCAGAAAATGATTTTACAGTTGTTCCACCAAATTGTTGACCATTTAACGTAATGTCTTCTGTATGTGTGACTGTTAAGTTTGCCATCTTTCTCCTTATTTACCTTCAATTAACTCACCCCATAATGAGGTTCGCCCATTTATTATTTGTACCATGTGAACTGTAAAAAGTCCACCTCTAAAAAAATCTACTACTGCAAATGCATGAGCCCATGTTATTGCTTTTCCACCTAACCATAGGTTTTTCTCATGACTCATGTCTTTTAAGCAACCAGCACTCCAAGCTGATTTAGGGCCATCTATATGAGTTACTGATGCTTGTTGTAAGCTATGGTGATGACCATACATAACATTACCACCTAATTGAAGATGTGCTTTTGCATGATGAAGACCATTTTTATGATGCCCATGATAAAAATGAAGTTTACCTTTTTTTAGCCATTTTTCTGGTGGTAATCCTGCAGGATATACTTTATATCCTCTTTCTTTAAATCTACAAGCATCTTTAAACTTATATTGAGGTAAATATGGATGTTCAGCCACAAACATATCCAGCCAAGCATCATGATTGCCTTGGCATATATATCTTTCTTCGCAACCTACTTTATCTAAACACTCATCAATATCATCAAGAAAATCATTTACATCTTTAATATCTTTTTCTATTTTGGGAGTGATATATTCTAATGGCGGTTTTTTCTTTCTTGCCCATTGCCAATGTGATGCACTTTGCCATTCCCCTAAATCACCTAAATCGATATATATATCAGGTTTTACTATATGTATTGCCTGTTTTAGTACACTTATTGCAGCTTTATCGTGTAATGGAACATGCTTATCTGGTGTGACGATAGCTCTTTTAACTATGCCACTTTTTTGTTTGACCATGTTTACCCCTATTTCAAAAAACTATTTTTTATTATCTTTTTTATCTTTAAGAAGCTCTTCACACATTTCAATCTTACCTTGAAGTTTAATGAAGATTTCCTTTACTTGCTCTTGTTGATTTTTATAATCTTCAAGCATTTTTTTAAAATCCATATTATCCCCTTATTTATAATCTTGGTACTGCTAAAGCTCTTACTCCACTTTTTCTTAATGGATATTGCTTTATCATTTTATCGAACATTGCTCTAAAGTATTGAGCTCTTTGTAAATCTCCTGCATCTTCAAACATTCGTCCTTTAATATAACATACAACTGCTGGATGTAATCCTGAATCCAATCCTGCTGTTGTTTTTAAATCTTCATCTTGTGCATCAATTGTTGCATATTTTGACTTGTACGTAATCCTTATACCAGCAGTTACATCAGCTCCTTGGTAAGTATCATATTTTTCTTGAGTTCTTTCTCCAGATGTTGCTGTAGTATCTTCACATAAAATAGCCAATCTCTCATCATCATTATACCATGCAAAATAATCATTTGGATATGTTCTTTTATTTATTGCCATATTATTCTCCTAGGTTAATGAATCATCCCCTGCGTCTGTATCTGACCAACTACTGGCTGTATCATCAGTGTCTCCTCTTAATATTTTATGAGGGTCTGCAAGCTTTGGTATCATTACATATCTATCATTCGTATCTTTGATTTCAACTCTATCTATTTGAACCACATCATCACTTAAAGTATACCATCTATCATATCCTATTAAATTGGTTGTTTTAGATACAGTATTATTCATTTTCTTTGATGATATTTCATCCAATGCATCATTAATTAACTGAAACATATATTGTTCCTGTTGCCTTCCAAACAACTTTTCAATCTGTTCTATTATATTCTTTGCTGTCATTATCCAGCTCCTTGCTGTCTTTGTGGTTGTTGTGGAATTATATTCCCTGTTGTTAGGGCTAATACACCTTCCTGATATTGTGCTTTTAATGATGAAATTATTGGTATATAAAGCTCAACATCCTCTTCTATTGCAAGTAAATATTCTGCTGCAGTTATCGCAGCTCTTAATACTACTAAATGCTCTGCTTCATCTGGAAAATTTGAAATAGATGTTGCTTCTCCTGGCAGATTACTTCCATCCCAAGAACTTGAATTAGGAGGATAGCTTACAGAATGAATTCTTGCAGGTTGATTGGCTGTTGGGTCAGGTTTTACAAATAACTTTGGGTCACCACCAGTATCACTTTCAACCCAATATATAGGGTCAGTTGCTGTTACGTAATGAAGACTCGTAGAATCGCCAGCTGAGCCTGCATGAATTGGATTAACTTCTCTACATCCTATATGATAACCACTATCAGCATTTTCTCTAGTTACATGAAATACTTCACCAGCAGCATCCAAATCCATTGGCGTAGAAGAAGTTAATGCCGTCATCTTAACACATTTTATTTTTAAATCACGAGGAAGTATATTAATAACTTCTCTTGCTCCATCAACTAACCATTGATTTGCAAGTAAATTAAAATCTTCTCCAGTTTCAGAATCAGACGTAGAATCGGCATCAAATCCACTTAAAGAATGTATTTGGTCTGCATAAGTCCAAGCCATTATCTTTTATTCCTATCTGCTATATCTTTATCCATTGTTGTTTGACTGAATTCCACTTGTGTTGTTCCACTCCAAGTATTTCTCATATTTATATGATTGGATATCTTTCCCATACCACCCAATATTTTACCACATTTACATTCAGTGATTTTACCAGGAATTTCTTCCGCTTTATTTCCACATATACAATAATAAGTTCTCATTAATATTTCTTTACTTTAATATTCATAAGACTGGCCTTCTTCTTCATCATAATGTACTCTATCTAAGATTCTTGACTCACCTAACTCTTCATCTTCAGCAACTCGATAATTATCTTGTTTTTTAACTTTAACAGGTTTATCAACCTTTTTCTTATCTTTCATAGCATCTTCCTGCTCTTTAGTCTTTCCAGAATATTTTTTACCATTCCATGTAAAATCTTCACCTTTAGCATCTTTAAATGCTTGACGAAATGACTTAGCTTTTTTAGACTCCTTGCCATATATTTTATATTCTCCACCTTTTGGAGTTTTTTCAGATGCATATTTAGTTTTACTATCTTTAACAATTTTTGCTTGTTGTTTATCACTTGAACCTGTCATAGCATAAGTAACATCTCCTTCTTCACCCTCTTTATAAACATGCATATCTTTTTGACCAGGAATAATATTTTTACCTTTTACTATTTTTTTAGACCTTTCTGCTTGTCTTTTAGCTTTTCTTTCTCTTCGTCTTTCTCTTCTTTCAGCTCGTCTTTTTTCTCTTTCAGCTTTCCTTTTTTCTCTTTCAGCTCTATTTTTTTTATAAACACTTATATTTGCAGAGTCATCTGTATTTCCACCGTCTTGATACATTGGATTTCCTATTGCATTATATCCAGTTTGACCACCACCTGCGTACATTGTTTGACTTCTTCCTGCACCATTAGAAATAGGAATACCTGTATCTGCTGATTCTTTTTTTGCAGCGGCAATTCCTTCATCTGTATATGCATATTCCTTATTTCCTACTTTTGGCATCATTTGCCTCCTTTTCTATTTCTTGCATCAAATACTGGTATTTCACCACCATATTTTGCTATTAATTTACTATTTTTTTTTACAATTTCATAATCATCAGGATTATCATTCAAAGCAAGTAATCCTTCTTTATGTTTTTCAGCAGCTCCATTTTTACTTATATTAACTACAACTTCACCACCTTCAACCTCAATAGGTATACCGCCATCTTCATGTGATGGGCCTTTAAATAAACCACCTTTTATATATTTCTTTTTTTTAGCCATTATTTATAGTATGCTATAACAGAACCACTATCAAGCTCGATTGAATCAAATTGTCCATAAATAGTAGTTCCTTCTGGTATTTTAAAAGTTGCTGGAACAGTACCTGATAAGTTTGTAGT